AACAAAGTCATTTGTGATTACAGCATTATCATCCAGCGGTAACATTCTGCCAGTCTTTGGATAATACTTCACACTTCCACACAAACCAAGCCAGCCACTGAATCTATTTTTGAGGACTCTGATTCGACATTCAGTATTATCGGAGGCCTGTTGATCCCTTTCAAGGCCAAGGACAATGTCGCTGAGCTGACCAATAGCTGCACTACCACGAAGACCAGATAGACTCGTCTGTTGCCCGTCTTCATGTCCTTTATCTCCTGAAGGTCTTCTTAAGTGTGACACGAGGATCATGCCACAATTTGTTTCTTCTACTAATGACCTTAAACGAGTCATCGTTTGGTCGATAGCCCTACGTTCATCTTGAGCTTGTTCCATACCCGAAACAAGAATCGATAAATGATCAAAGATAATGAAGCTGCAATCCAAAGCACTAACACAATGGCGTATCCGATTAAGAAGAACGGTAGAATCAAGACTCCCAAAATGGTCGTAGAAATAGATGTTCCCCTTACCGAGCGTTGCCTGGAATGCTTGTTCAATTTGTTCATCTGTAAAATCTCCACGGTCAATATGTAATGGGTGATTAAGGTTAATACCGACAAATCTTCTTGCAGTTCTAAGATTGTTCTCTTCAAGTGATATGACGGCAACCTTCTGATTTTGATTAACTGCGAGGTTGTAAGCGATTTCATTTACAAAAGTTGATTTACCTTGCCCAGTCCCAGCCGTGATAGTACATAATTCTGAGCGTCGTAGGCCGTGAAGCTTGTCATCAAGAAACGGAAAGCCATACTCAACACTGTCTACCTTAGGATCTTCAAGTACAGAGGCAAGTAGTTTAGATGCGTTGATGATACCATCTGGCTCATACTCTTTAGCATTGAATACCATATTAACTATGGCCTTAGTATCTCCAGATTGAAGAGCCTCATTAGCATCTTTATAACCATTTAAAACTCCAATCTTTCCCTGCCTGGGTGGTAGGAGCTGGACATCTCTTAATGCTGCTTTCTGTCCTGCAGTATCAGCGTCATAGCAGAATATAACTGTCTCAAAGGATTGAAGGAAACTTAGCTGAGCCTTACATACCTTGTTACCTGACTCACAACCATTAGGCAGGCTTACTGCAGGCCAGTTAGGCCTCACTTGCATATAGCTAAGTGCGTCATACTCACCTTCAAAAACTACAAGAAGTTTGTTGTTACCACTCCACATGTGTTGGAAGAGGAAGGTACTGTCTGGGTTAGAACCCTGCATTAAGAAGTTCTTATTCTTCTTTCTAATCTTGTAACCAGTGAGAACCCTGTCGTTGCTGTAGATAGGACAGTAATAAGCAGCTTCACCACCGTGCTTAGCTTTGAAGTATGTACTTTTTCTACATACATCAGCCTTTAACTTACGGCTAGTGATGTCTACATACTCACCAGAAATAGTTTCAATTTCTTTTGTAGTAGTTGTAGTCATAGGAATTGGAAAGGAAGAGTCAGGTGGTGTTCGATAGCTACACCCCATACCAAAGCAGTGGGTGTGTCCATCTTCATAGATAGCTAGGTTGTCCTTGCTGCCACATCTAGGGCATGGACCGTGAATTACCGTCATCGTTTAGATCCCTCCTTTGATGATGAGTATCGGTGTTGTGAATCTTTTGTTCAGTGTTGTAATAGTCCCATATAGCATCCTGCTTTACTTGCTCAAGTTTCTCTTTACCCCAATTCTTCTTGATACCTACCTCGTCGATAGATTTCAAAAGAAAGATTAGTTCTTCAGCTTGTCCCATTAAAAAAACTCCAAGGTTGGGGATCATTCCTTGGAGTCTTTTCGGGTAACCCTTCCAATTACCACCTGAACTATAACAGAGTCCAGCGACGTGGCAAGTTAGGCCCCTTGCACCAAGGAATGTTGTGTTTGTCACACCACATTGCGTAAGTCATTTTGGCTGTCTTACTCAATTTTTGGTGTGGGTTTTGGAAACACATCCTAATGTCTACACCAGGGTGTTGTTCCTTGAAGACCCTCATAAGTCGACGATCTTCACTGTCGAAGTAGCCTTTGATCTCTATGACTGTGCCATTTGCTAACACTATATCTGGTGTGTAAGAACGAGGAATCACTAAATCATACTTATGTTTTTCGTATTCATAGTGAACCCCTAGTTCTTTGAGATTGTGAGCTACTTCAGATTCAAAGCCCGACCTGAATCCATCTCTAGTACGTCGTCCATACTTGTGAAACCGTCGGGCCATAATTTAGAAGTCTTCGTCTTCGCTAGTTACAGTAGCAGCTTTTTTCTGAACGTTTGGTTTTGACTGCTTGAAGCCGTCAGTTGTACCAAATTCATTCTCTAGATCTATATCACCTTTGTCTACTGCCTCAGCAGTAACAGCACTAAGGATCTGAATAGCACGAGGTCTTATCCTCATACCACCCTTAGGACTCTTAGGTGAATAGCTCTTAAGCTCACAGCTAACTAAAACCTCTGACCCCTCTCTTAATTCAAGAGACTCATCTAATGGTTCCAGGTCTCCATCTACTACAGGGAAAGGAAATTCCTCATACTTAGGCTTGGCACAGAGACGAATAATGATACTGTCTCCATCTATATCCCAAGGCTCTCCGAAATAGGATCTCTTACCACTCTTATCTGTATACCAATCACATAGAGACTGGTAGTTAGTAGCTAAGTCATCCTCTAAAGCAGCAGCCTCTTTACCCTCTACCTTTATTCTTAACCTGAAGTCAGAAGGATCTCCCTTCCAAGTAGGTGCTTCATGGAATGAAGGTATCCATCCAGTTAAGGTTCCTCTGATTTTAATCTTTGTTGATGCCATGTTTAAAAGCGTGATAGTTGAAAGGACCTCCAAACAGTAAGGAGGAAGACGAACTTAAAGCTAGTCCTTATGTGACACTTTCTAAGTTGTCTACTTAGAAAGGCCTTTTACCGTTTAAAGTGTGGTTTTAGAAGTAGTACTTAAATGCAGTATCACAAGCTTAAGAATGTTAAGGACGTTAAGGTACTTAAGGTAGAGAAGGAAAAGGAAGAGGAAAGAGAGGAGAAGCAACCCCAATTGGTGACAACCGAACGTAAGAGGACAATCAATTGGGGATGAGCAGGTATACTTAGATTATTGTTTTATTACATACTATGAAGTTCGCAATCGCTCTAGCTGCCCTGCTAGGTGTAGGCACAGCTCCTGCCCTTGCTGGTAACTTTTACTTAAACACTGAAGCCAACTCAAGTTTCACTGGATCAGATTACACATCTACAAATACGGACCTGCATATTGGCTATGAAGGAGGCAACGACACTTCAAGTTACTACATACAAGGAGGACCTACCATCTCAGCTACTGATGGAGCTGGTGATAATGACACTAATGTATCAGGTAAGCTTGGCGGTTCAGTCGCTGCTACTAGTAAGTTAGACGTTTATGGAGAGATAGCTCTTCAAACAGCAGAAGATGTAGACAACAGCTACTCAACTAAAGTTGGAGCTAAGTTTAAATTCTAATGCCAACCATAACCGAATACGGTAAACAAAACATCTTTGCCAACGAACCTGCTATTGAAGTCATGGAAAATCACAATCACGAAGGAGATCCAATGCACATTGCAGAGGAACTCAATGGTCGCCTAGCTATGATGGGATTCGTAGCAGCTTTAGGTGCTTATGTATTCACTGGTCAAGTAATACCAGGAATCTTCTAACTAAGTGTTAAAATGTAGTTATAGCTACTACAGATCTGTTAGTCTCTACTTCCGTTCATCCTTCTATAGGACGCATGAAGCCTAATTATGGAACGGGAATTAGGTAATTAGAGACTAGTCAAATGAGTCCAGTTGAACTACAAGCTCGCACTAAAGAGCAAGACACGGCTAAGAAACAGGTAAAGCTCATCTATAGAGGTTTAACCTACACAGCCAAACGTTAAGATTAGGGGAGCCAAACGGCTCCTCTTTCTATTTGTCTGGTGTTTGTCCTTCATACAGTGGTATGTAGTGTCCATCAGGTCCTATGAAGAAACACCTGCTATCCTTAATCCTTCCGTAGTCTTCTTGTAATAGATCTATAAATGCACCAACCAAGGCCTGTGTTGTTCCTGCCTCTAATACTGCTTTGTGCAGGTCTGTCTGTGCTTCGGCAATGGAAGCTATCCTTTCACTCTCATCAAGGGACCACACCACCTCATGCTCTGTATCAGCTTCATCCTCCAAGAAGTCCATTGCATTAAGTGAGCGTTCTTCAAGGACCTTCAGCCGTGCCATGAGCATAGGTAAATACTGACGTGCCACTTCTTTAAGTGGTGCGTAGAACTTATCTCTTGCTGTTGCTGCTGCCATACTGGATAAATAATCCTATTAACACTTTAGGATATACTACCCATGCTTTCTGTCTAACCCCGTGGCAATCTCCCCACCCCCGTGGCCTGGTTACGTTAGCTCGCTCGCTGCGTAATGCGTGATAGTACAAATGAACTATAGACAATTCTTTAATTGTCATAGGTATTTATACTATTGATTCTCATTATCAATAAGGATAGGAATAGAAATGGTTATCGTTTTCACTTTATTATTGATACTAATTATCAGTAGTTATCTATTGATTAGATTATTTAATCCTCACTAAATAAAAAAAAAATAGCCAGCTCCTAAGAGCTGACTAATAACTGAATAAGAACTGAGAGAATAACAGGCAAGAACATTATGAGAAGGAACCACCAAGAGCGACGACGGTCTTTCAATGGGTCTTAAACACTATTACCTCACGATCATCGCTACTCTTGATGCACTTACGGCACGTTGAGCACGTCACACCATCAATGTACTGTTCAGGACAAGCGGTAAACTTTGTAGTTCCTTGCTTTACCTCAAAGCCATTGCGTAACAGCTCAAAGATGTCATCATCTACCATTGAGACATTGAAGCCCTGTTGCTGATACTCAGCGGCCTTGTACCTATCCTCACAAGATAGATTGATTGTTAAATGATCAGACTCATTGGCTTTGATAATGCCTAAGTTCTCGATATCATTCAAATAAGTATGGGTATAGGTCCAGGCTTTTAGCTCTTGAAGCTCACAAGAAGTAACAAGAGTCGAAAGCTTTACTCTATCTATTATTCCCTCTTCATTACAGGGAATATCTCCACTAACATTTAAGCGAAAGAGTTGTTTAGGCTTGAGCTTAAGCACTGATTGGCAGAAGTCCCACCAGTTAGAGCCACGCTCACCACTTGACACTTTGGCCCAATGCCACGACTGAGGCCCTCGGGACGCATAGCAGGAGCCATCAAGCTTAAAGGGACATAATGTTGGGCAAGTATCCTTAGAAGAAGTACTAGCCGCAACAAAAGACCCCAGCTTTTTGTTAGCTGAGGTTTTGGAAAGATGAAAGTAAGAGTCCATTACTAATGATTAGATATCATTACTAAGAAGGGTTGCTCAGGTTTCTCGCTTAGTTCGCCCCTTGC